ACCTGGATTGAATACAGGTCCAACCATTGGTAGTGATGATATTGGATCTTTAGCTTTTGGAACCTTCTTGGAGGTTGACTACCAAGATTCAAAACCAAAATATCTTTGTCAGTTTGTTGGAAAACTTAGTGAACACTTACAAGTTGGTGAAAATTATTATTTTGGATCGGATGGTTTGAATTTGGAGAATCCAACCGAGAATACTTTGATAGATACAAATCAGGATCAAAATGCGGATTTGGGATTGAGTAATAAGGTTGTTGCTTTTGCAGTTGACTTCGGAATACAAAACCAAAATATATTCACGTCAATGGCTTTGGATCAGGCACAACATAAAGTGACCGCCGAATCTTTGGATATTATGATGGCGTTAGCGAATCAATACAATTCGAACTCAGCGATGCCACAACCTCAAGGTTTATATGATCTTTATAAGAGTAGAAGTTATTCCTGTGAGGTTGGATGTATGGGATCTATGTTAATTCAACCAACGATGTATTTCCAATTGAGGAATGTTCCAATGTTTTCAGGGGCATACCTTATTTTGGGAGTGGAACACGACATAAGAACAGGTGGTGAATTTACAACCAAATTCAAAGGAACAAAGATTTCAAAATATGAAGACGAAACACCGGAACAGTTAGTTACTGCGGTGAATAGGAATTATTTAAACAAAATTAAAGATAGAATCAAAAAATACAAAACCGAAGAAAATTTCATCTTGGCTACTCAAGTGGATGACCAAGCGGCTACTTCATCACCCACTGGTCCGGCGTCAGATAGTCAAACTTGTGAACGAAAAATAGATGCGGTATTCAATCAAGTTCCGAGAAAAGATGCATCGGCAACGCCTGTTACTAATAACATATCAGATGAAAGTTTATTCAATATTGTATCTCAGGTATCTTCTAACAAGAGAGTTGGTATAAACGCTTTTGTATTCCCACATCTTCTATACAATTACGAAAATTCACCTGTTTATGTTCAAAATAATCTATATAATTTTATTTTAGAAAGTGCAAACAATAGAAAACTATTGGGTACAGACGGAGTTTATTCAACTACTAACAGTTACATTGATGGGTGTTTGTGTTATCAATTAGCGGATAAAAATGTTGTTCCGTTGGCGACATTTGCGTCCCCTCTAAAATGTGTTCAAGCATTTGTAAGTATAAATGAAAAATGGATTGATGCTCTTATGAAAAATCCAACCGTTTCAGGGGTAACATATAATATTGAACCAAGAAGTAACATGACAGATACTGATAAAGAACAATTGTTCAATACCATTAAAAATTGTTGGACAAAATATAAACAAACTATAGGTGGTTCAGTTCTCACCACAGATGATGCAAAAATTCGTAGTAATATAAATCTTTACCTTTCTTTACTATAGTGATATTTATAAATAAAAAATGACCACAAAAGAAACATTAGATAGATTCTTGGGGAAAAATACAAGAATTACGGAAAGGTCTATCGGACCCAACCAAAAAGAAGTTTGTGATTTAGACACGAATGAGTGCTACATAATTTCAACAAGTGATGGACTTATTGAAAGAGTGGACAATAACCGAATTACCAACCGTAATGTTCAAGTAAGGACAAGCGGAGGAATAAAGCAACTTTTAAACGATTAAAAAAATGTCAGCAGAAAAAAGAATTTTAGAAGAAATCAAAAGATATCGTCAAATCAACAAATATATAGTAGAGCAAGAATTAGGTACTGAAGAACCAGCGGTTGATACTGGTGCGGAGGCAACAACTGTAGGTGATGTTGGTGCCGAGGCAACCCCTATTGACACGGCAACAGATCCTGATGTTGAAAAAGTCGGTGAACCCGAAACTGCAACAACAACCGAAACAACAGATGGAGGTGTTGAAGAATTAGATATTACAGATTTAGTAACAAAACAAGATGATATCTTATCCAAGCAAAGTGAAATGAATGATCAAATTCTTTCACAACTCAACAACTTACAAGATAAACTATCGGAAATGGATAAAATTTTACAAAAAGTAGATAGTTTAGAAATTAAATTTGAAAAATACAGACAAAAAACACCTGAAGAAAAATTACAATTAAGATCATTGGATTCTTATCCATATAGTCAAAAACTTACCGACTTTTTTGATGTAAAACAGGATGAGATGGAGGCTTCAGGTAAGAACGAATATGTTTTAACAGATGACGAAGTGACAAACTACGACGCAAGTACAATCAAAGGATCTTTCAATACTTATGACGAGAGTTTACCTTTGAACAGATATTGATTTAAGACAATTTTATAACTATTATTAAGGGGTCAGCGGTAAAATCCAAGACCCCTTTTTTTATTTGACAATACGAAACTTTGAATCTAATTTTTATCAAACCTTTTAACTAACACATTATGGCAACATCTTTAGACGCAGTACTGGCTCAGTACGAAAAAAACACCAAACCAACCGGTAATGGTAACTCAATGGATCGTGAAGATCGATTGAAGAAGTATTTCACAACTATCCTTTTGCAAGGAGAAACCTCAGGCCGTAAACGAATTCGTATTCTACCAACACCTGACAATTCTTCACCATTTAAGGAAGTTTGGTTCCACGAAGTACAGGTAAACAAACAATGGCTCAAACTCTATGATCCAGGAAAGAATGACAACGAACCATCACCGTTAAATGACCTATATGACGAACTTATGTCTACGGGTAAAGCTCAAGACAAAGAACTCGCAAGTCAATATCGGTCTCGTAAATTCTACATCGTAAAGGTAATTGACCGTGATGCTGAAGAGGATGGTGTAAAATTCTGGCGTTTCAAACACAACTATAAGAACGAAGGTGTATTGGATAAGATTATTCCGATTTGGCGTGAAAAAGGTGATGTAACCGACCCAACGAAAGGACGAGACCTCATCATCACCCTCACAAAGTCCAAATCCCCAAATGGAAAAGAATATACCACAATTCAATCCATTATGCACGACGACCCATCTCCTTTGGCGACAGACAAGAAACAACAAGAAGAATGGCTCGCTGACGAATTGACTTGGGAGGATGTGTACTCAAAGAAGCCTTATGAGTATCTTGAGGCAATCTCTCGTGGAGAGACCCCACGTTGGGACAATGCAACGGGTAAATATGTTTATGGTGAAGAAGGAACATCTGAGTTCGGTGGTGGAGGAACCACAGATGAAGAAAGTGACCTTGATCCTCAACACAACGAACTTCCCTCAGCGGAACTTCCATTCTAAAAATCACGGGGAGGTTTTCCTCCCCTTTTTTAACTTATAAAAATTATGGCAATCAAGAAAAAAGATTTTACCTGTTTTTATTATTACAGAACAGAAATGGAGTTTTGATCACGCTAAAATTATGGGGTTTCAGTGTGAAGAAGTTGTTGATGAAGAAACCGGTGAATTGGATTGGGATGGATTCTTCCTTTTCAAAAACGACTTCGATTACATTGAACAAATCACTGATTATATAAATGAGGTATTGGACGCACAAGATAAAGGTGATATTGACTACGATCTTTTGTTCCTTTGGGATTCGGTGGGTTCCGTACCTTGTAAGATGACCTTTGATGGTAAAGGAGGAAAACAACACAACGCATCGGTTCTTGCTGACAAGATTGGGATGGGTATCAACCAACGAATTTCGGGAAGCCGTAGATCAGACAGTAAATACACCAACACTTTGGTAATCGTCAATCAGCCTTGGGTTGAACTTCCCGATAATCCTTTCGGTCAACCAAAGATCAAAGCGAAAGGGGGTGAGGCGATTTGGTTGAATTCATCTATCGTTTTCCTATTTGGAAATCAGAAAAATGCTGGAACAACCAAAATCAGTGCTACAAAAGACGGACGTAAGGTAAAATTTGCTACACGAACCAAAATTTCTGTGATGAAAAACCACATCAATGGGTTAGGCTATGAAGATGGTAAAATTTTGGTCACACCTCACGGTTTTTTACATGGTAAAGATGCGTCAGAGGAAAAGACCTCTATTGAAACCTACAAAAAAGAACATGCTGACTATTGGAAAGAAATTTTAGGGTCAGGTGGAGAATACAAATTGGAAGAAGATGTTGAATCTGTAAGTGATTTGTTGTGAGAACTTTATTGGTTGATGGAAATAACCTCCTGAAAATCGGATTTCACGGAGCTAAGAACTTATACTCTCAAGATAAGAAAGTAGGAGGTATTTTCCATTTTCTGAATACACTTAGAAAACAACTTACGGAGTATAACTACGACAAAATTCTTGTATTTTGGGATGGTGAGTATAACTCTTTGGAAAGAAGAAAAATTCTTGCAGAATACAAAGCAAATAGAATCAAATCCGATGACTTTGACACAGAATCCTTTTACGAACAAAAGAACCGAATCCAACTTTATTTGGAAGAATTTTTTGTAAGACAAGTTGAACAATCGGAATGTGAGTCTGATGATCTAATTGCTTTTTATACTCAAAATTCTGACAACGAACAAGTTACGATTTATTCGGGGGATAAAGATCTAACACAACTCATGAAAGAAAATGTGTGGATCTATAATCCGTTCAAGGGACTAATTAAGTATGGTGAGAAGATTCAGATAGTAAAAGATCTGTATGTTCCATCAGAAAATATGGCGGTCTTTAAGATCTTTTGTGGTGATAAGTCGGATAATATAAATGGAGTTTATTTTCTTGGAGAGAGGACTTTGGTTAAATTATTTCCCGACCTATTAACAAAAAGGATGGAAGTGGAAGAAGTATTGGATTTGGCTGAAAAACTTTTTGAAGAAAACAAAAACAACAAAACTTTACAAAACCTTTTGACTGGTAAAACAAAAGATGGTATATTTGAAAAAGAACTTTATGAAGTCAACAGGAAGTTAATTGATCTACGAAACCCACTTTTAACACAAGAAGCAAAAGATGAAATATTAAGTCTAATCAATGAGAGTTTAGACCCCGATGGTAGATCATACAAACAGGCGATGAAACTTATGAGAGAAGATGGTCTGTACAATTTTTTACCGAGAGGGGACAATGCGTGGGTTGATTTTATCACCCCTTTTATGAAGTTAACAAGAAAAGAAAAACAAACCTTTAAAAAACAAAAAAAATGAAAGAACAGGAGTTGAAAAAAATGGAATTGTTGATCACCCTCAACGACAACTTTGTGGTACAACGATTCTTTAATGTGCGTGACTATCAAGAAAACGCAGGACGATCTTTGAATCTCTATCACGAGATGAATAACATTAAGGAAATTATTCAAAATGATCTCAAGCGTAAGACCCTTGTATATATGACAGACAATTATTTTCAGATCATCACTGATGAATCCATTATGGAAACATCAAACACCGATGGACCGGAGAATTTTAACATTTATATCAAGGACGGAAATCGGACAATTTGTCACCTTCAGTTTGACGCAAAAGTTTATCCCCCAAAAGTTCGTTATACCGTTGATATACGACCACTTTTGAAAGGTGTTTTGCGTAACCTAACTGACATTTTTTCAGACGAAAATTTAACTTACACTTACCTAGATTTAGAACTCGTTTAACTATATTTATAGAAAAATCAGGTAGTTTCATTCATGGCAAATCAGAAAAATTTCGGTTATTTAGGTAATAACTTCCAGCTCCAACTTCTCAATCAAATCATCTTTGATAAGAAGTTTTCGGGGTCTATTATGGAGGT